GTGGCCCTGCTTGCGCGGGTTGTTAATCGCGTCCTGCTGTTGCGCCAGCAGGAACTCGGCCGAGACGCTGATCCCGAAATTGGGGTTGGCCTTGCGCAGCGACGACTCCGAGGTCCAATCGTCGTCTTTGTCGATCGTAAAGATCAGCGCAAAGAGCGTCTCGTCAATCGTCGTGCCCTGCAATACTTTCTGACATTCCAGCCAATCGGCGCGGCACGGGCCGGCGATGTTGTCGCCCGCGGTGCTGACCACGATGCTGAGCGGCTGCTCTCGGGCGCCCATGCCCGTCTCCATCGTGGCGAGCTGCTCGTCGGTGACGTGCTCGTGGTACTCGTCGGTGATGGAGCAGTGCGGGCTGGCCCCGTCGCCGGGCTTGCCGATGACCGGCTCGAATTTCGCCATGCTGCCCGGCACCGTCAGGCTCTTGGCATTGACCCGGACGCCGAAGCGCTCGCGGAAGTCGGGGCGCAGCGTGGCCATCTGCTTCGCCGGCCCGAAGACCTCCCACGCTTGCTTCTCGTTCGTGGCGCCGCTGAACACCTCCGCGCCCGGTTCGCCGTCCGCCGTAAGCATGTAGAGCCCGATTGGCGCCACCATGAGCGACTTGCCGTTCTTCCTGGGGATGTAGCCCCGGGCCTTGCGGAAGCGGCGCTTGCCGGTGAGCTTGTTGACCCAGCCGAAGATCGAGCAGTACCAGAAGCACTGCCACGGCTCGGGCTTGAACAACTCGTGCTTGGCGGCCCACTTGCCCTTGACGTGCGGGAAGCGCGTGGCGAACCGGGCGGCGCGCTCGGCCAGGTCGAAATTGTAGGTGTAGAGCCAGTCGGCGTCTTCGACCCGGCTCAGGTCGCGCTGGTGGCGCTCACACGCCAGCCGAATCCACTCGCACGCAAGGATCGATCCGTCGAGCACGCCCGCAACGTAGCTCTGCGCCGAGGCGCAGTAGGGGTACTTCGATGGGTCAATCAAAATCACTGGTGGGCACCTTGGGCTTCGGGGCGCTCACCTTACCGCGGTCGGCCGGGCTGGCGCCGAGTCGAGCCATCAGGCTCTCGAATTGCTTGACGTGCTTCACCTCCATGCGCGGCAGCGCGCGGCCCTCGATCTCGTCGAGCGCGGCGCAGTTGCGCAGCAGCATGTGGAGGCGCGCGGCTTGCTCGACGAACAGGCGGTCACTATGCCGCAGCACGCCCTCGGGGCACATGTCGATGATCTCCGCCCACGCTTCGTCGAAGGTGATGAGCGTCTGCTTCGGGGGCGCGCCGATTGGCCGATCATCGGAGACGGCGCTGTCGATGCGCGCGGCATACCGGCCGGGGTCGTGCTTGGCGCTCCCGTTGAGCTGGAGGATATCAGCGGTTTTCTTGATCGCGGGCATCAGGTCTCTGCCTTTGGAGCGTCCGCCAGGTAAGCAGCCGCTTTGAAAAGTAGCCCAATGTCGTTTTTGAAGTATCCGACACCTAGGTTACAAGTGTTGCATAGGAGGCCCCGAACAACCATCACTCCGAGCCTTTCTTCCGCGTCATGGCAGTGGTCTACGTGCATGCGCCCCCGCCCCTTCGCTTCCGCCGACCCGCAAATTGCGCATACGCCGCCCTGCTCGTCGAGCAAAGCGTGATACTTAGCCGCAGTCAGGCCAAACTTTTTCATCCGGGAATTCAGCACCCGATCGGGGTTCTTAGCGGCCCACTTTTTCCCGGCGGCCCTTTTTCTTTCCTTGTTTTCCGCCGACCATTTGCGCGCCGCCGCTTTGATCCGCTCCTTATCTTCCTGGTACCTGGCTGCCGCCTTGGCTTTGTAGGATTCCATATTCCGCCGCTTCCACTCCTTCGCCCTCTGCGAAGACAACTGGCGGTGCCGGTCGCAACGCGTGTAGCCCTTCGCCGCTGGCAGCGCGCAGTCGTAACATTTCACTTCACCAGCTTTGGTCGTTCTTGCCCTGCCTACGCTCATTGCCGAATCCGCCATCGAAAAGAGCCGTGGCCCGATTGTGACATGAAGCGCATAAACTTTGCCAGTTGTTTTCAGCGTCCCAGAAGAGTACTGAGTCGCCGCAATGGGGTGCGATGTGATCCACGACTGTCGCCGCCGTGACGCGCCCTTTCGCCAAACAATGCACGCAGAGTGGGTGGTGCTGCAAGTACCCGAGCCGGGCCGCCTGCCATTTCCGGCCGTACCCGCGGGAGTGAGCCGAGCCGCGGGCTTCGTGCACCCGGGGCTTCGGCTTGTCCGGCGCGGTCGGCCGGGCGAGGCGGCTATTGTGCTGCTTTGGCCGCGTCGGCATCGCACTGGACCGGCTTGAACCATTCGACCAGGCGGCACATGCGCGCGGCACAATGGTCGTAGGCGACCTGAGCTTCGAGGGCGTTGGCCACGATGGCGCCTACCGTCGTCGACTTGACGTGGAGGGGAGCTTCGCAGAGCACGAGCAGCTCATCGCCGGGCGTGGGGCGCTCAATGCGCGTTGACACTGCCGCTACGGGCGGGGCAGGGCGTACCGTCGAGCACGCAGCGAGCAACGTCAGGCACAGCGGTATCCAGCAGAGACTTGGCCTGAACATTGGTTTTCTCCAAGGCGGCGAGTTTGGCTTTGACCTGCATACTCGCAGCGTCGGTTTTCTTGAAGTCCTTTTGCAGCGATTGTATCTGCCTGCTGTCCCTGGCGCGCAGTTCCTTCAATCCGGCAATGGCGGCGTCCTGATCGACATTGGCCTGCGCCAGTACCTTGATCGTGCCGTCGGCAAGCTTCGCGTCGCCCGCGAGCTTCTGGACTTGGGTGTCAAGCTGCAGACTGTGGATGCGCTGCGCCACGTAGAGCCCGGCCAGCGCCACCAGCGCGGCGATCATGGCGTACTCGATGATGAGCCGGACGTGGCCGAGAATCCAGGCCCCGCCCTTGCCCGCTGCGCTCCAAAGGCCGCCCCCGAGGCCCTTGGCGATGCTACTTAGGATCGTCATTGTCGTGGCTCCGATTCAACCCGAGCTTACTCCACACGAGGCGCTGCAGCACTTGGATCGAAGCGTTCGCCCCGAGCCACCCCGAGACGCCTACCGATACCGCCGTCCATTCCTGCGTCAAGTGCATCGACTGGCAAATCCACATGACGAGCAGGCCGACCATGCCTGCCGAGAGAGCTTCCAGCACCGCCCGGCCCCACGAAACGTGATTGCCGGCGTCCATCGTGCGGAGCAGGTAGCCGAGGAAGCCCGCGACGGCGGCGAAGAGGGCATAGGCCGCCCCGCGCATCGCCGACCACCACCAGAGCGCCTCGTGCGGATCGGGCGGCGGTAAAGCCTGCATCAGAGGGCGGCCAACGCGCGGTGATACCGCTCGACGCGATCCGCCGCGCCATTCTGGCCACCGTTGATCCGTTTCGTGATGGCGCTGAAGAGCTGCTGGTCGGCCAGTTCGTTGAGGCCGTGCGTTGCCCAGAACCAGCCTGCCGATCGAGCCGCGTTCTCAGGTTCCTCCAGCAACTCGGGGTGCGCCAGCAGCGGCAGGCCCAGCGCCTTGCCGCACGCGGCGTAGTTGGCGCGGCCGGTGACCTGGATCAGCCCGCGGCCTCGGAAAAAGTAACCGTCCCCGGCGACCACGTTGCCGAGGTCGGCGCGGCCCTCGTACCCGGCCTGCGCCGCCGTCGGCCCCCAGATCTCGCGGACGTAGACGAAGCTGCCAGACTCGTGACCCACTTGCGCCACGAAAGCGGCTTGCCGGTAGCGACTGTCGACCCCGTAGGCCGCCATTGCGTCGGTGATCGGCGCGGCCCAGACGGCGGCCACGCGTGAGCCGCAAGCCGTCGCCGCGTTGAGCGTCTCGGGGGTCACAGCAGCTTCCGCAGGTCGGCGACGTGCTTTTTGACCCAGACGGCCTTCGCGCCCATCCACTTCTCGGCTTCGGCCTCGATGGCCTGCAGCTTGGCCTCGACGGCGTCGACCTCGCGGCGGACGTAGGACTCCTCGGGCGAGAGCGCGGAGGGCTCGACCGGGCGCGGCACCGGCTCGACCGGGGGTGCAATCGGCTCGTTGGGGGTCGACTCGTTCACGGCGCGTCCTCGGAATGGCCAGATGGTCATAGGGGGCGAGGGTAGCCGCGGCGCGGCGCGGCGTCAACTCCACAATTGCTGAACTGGCGAGTTTAGGTGCTGGACGGACTTTGGGTGGCGCTGGGTGGTTTTCAGGTTGACTTTTGGGTAAGCTAAGTCCTTGATATTACTACTACTCTACTACTTTTAACTAGATAACTAGAAAAGTAAGTAAGTAAGGGGCTGCTCCATATACAGTAAAGGAATACATATATATGTATATTACGTTATTCATATATATCCTACCGCACCCTATCGGACTTGGGCCCGAATTGGGTATTTACTCCCTCCTGCCTCGGTGCTAGGCTGCGCAAGGCCTGGGGCGCCTACCCAGAAATCATGAAAGGAGAGCGAAATGGTTGCCGGCGCGACTTATGAGTCGAAAGTAGAGTGTAAAAAATGCGGATCGAACGTCCGATACGTCTCCAGCAGTAATTGCAAGGCGTGCGCTAATTTAGCGTCGAAGAGCCGAAAGCTAATTACCGGCCCGCTACGCTACCTTGAGGCGTCTGAGTATCCGGTCAGCCGGGAAGCCGCCGCGGCGCTACGGACGCGCAAGTACGTCCCGGAGGCGCCCTGCAAGCACGGGCATATGACGCTGCGCGACACGCGGACTGGCGATTGCTACGAGTGCCGGCGGCGCCACAAGCAGCGCAAGCCCCCCGCCGCGAAACGGCGCGGCCCCGCGGTCCTGGCGGATCGTCGGGCGCGCTGGCAGGCCGAGGAGGATCTGCAGAGGAAGTACCTGAGCCCTCGGGGCTGCCCGCAGTGCAAGTCCGCCACGCCCGAGCGCTACGTACGCGGCGGAGCTTGCGTCTCCTGCGCCTCAGCGGCCAGTCGCAGGCGGTACTCCGATACCGCGCGCCAACCTAAAGCGCCCGCATCTCCGCTGGCGGGCCCCGCGCTCTGGGAGAGCTGGTTCCAAGACTAGATAGGCGCAACAATCGTGCGTCGGGCCGCCTTCGGGCGGCTTTTTATTGCGTCAAATTTGCCCTGCGCGACCGAAAGTTTCATTTGCGGACGTGAAAGTTTAGG